ATTAAGAACAAGTTTAGCATTTTTAGTTTTATTTTTTGAAACTATTGCACTTTCTTTCATGTCGGCATTGTCGGTAGTATAATTCATCCAATCTTCTATCTTGTTTTTGTTAGAAACAAACCATATCAATTCTTTGCAGGGGTGATTGAAATTGAGTTTAGATTTCACATTCTCAGCGACTGCTTCTTCGCCGGTAAACTGTAATTGTTCAATAAGGTATTCGTGGGAAAGTTGTGCAAAACGTCTGCGTTCGTCAGTATCTAAGAAAGTGTAATCAACCCACAATGAAGCGCCAAAAGTTTTGAGGTCATCGGTTTGACCTTCACCCTTACATTTATCCATTGACTCGAAATTAAGGTTGATTTTAACTTCATGATATTGAAGAGCAATTAAAGGAAGGGCAAGACCAACGTTGCGACAGAACCAGAATTCAAGAGGTACAAATAGTTGTTTATTTAAACCACTGACGAGACCACCTGCAGCACCTACCATATCATCATATCCGGCACGTTTTGATTTTGGAAGAGACAACTCATTCCAGATATACATCCAATGAGAATATTGTTTGTCTATTTTTTGACCACCGATTTCAATTTCAACATAATTGATTAAACGAAGACCAAAGTATTTACAGACTTTGGATGACTCTTCCATGCCGTTCAAATCTAATGCAAGGTACACACGGTGAATTAAATCACCATTTCTAGCAACAGTGGTAGTTACTCTTTGACCAAACCCAGGGGTTCCGTTGAAGGTTTGTTGAATTGCTTCAATAGCAAAGTTGGTATGACGACGATAAACTGCTTTGAAGAAGGTTATTTGAGGATTTCCGGTTAAATAAACATCCTGTGCTCCGTATGCAACAAGCTGAAGAAGACCACCGCCCATTTATGTTATATTCTTTATACTATAATAGGAGAAAAAAAATGAAGTGTTCTTACGATTTTTTGTTAAAAATGTATAAAATGTTTTAAATATTTAGTTGCTGTAAGCAAGTCCACCCATTCCAGACATGATACGGAGAACATTGTAATTAAGGGCATATATGTGGATAGTTCCTGCCTTTGTAGAACTCATTGACAATACTGCAGTATCAATACGGGACATATTGAGAGTTCCTGATGGTTGGTGTTCTTCTGGTTTAAGTGCAAATGAATATACGTTGATTCCTCTGTTAGTAGGAATATTAGTGTGGTGTTGATAAGGTTGGACATAGTTGAAGTATCCACCGTCTCTAGCCGCAAATCTGTCATTTCCATTTAATTGAAGAAGACATTTGGTCAATGGATTTTTGCCAACAGGATATACAGCATCGGTCAAATTCTTTATTGCGTCCTCGCTTGTATAAGCGCTATCTTTGAGACCACCATCGGTATAATTGTACCAATCGTTGCCAGATTGCTTAGCAACCCACACCAATTCTTTGCAAGGGTGATTGAAATTGAGTCTGTATCTGTTGCCATCAGATTCTTTCAAATCTTCTGAACCAGTGAATTGCAATTGTTCTATCAAATATTCATGGGAAAGTTGAGCAAAACGTCTGCGTTCATCAGTATCAAGGAAGATATAATCTACCCATAGTTGAGCATTAAATGACTCGTTGGGAAGTGTACCACCGTCTTTACGAGACATACATTTGTCCTTGTCTTCAAATACGATTTTTAATTTTACTTCGTGGTATTGAAGAGCAATTAATGGAAGAGCAAGTCCAACATTGCGACAGAACCAGAATTCAAGTGGAACATGTAAAACAGTTTTAGCGTGACTGGTAACATCTCTATCAGCACCAACCATCATTTCATATCCACTGCGTTTTCCAAGAGGAAGAGAAAGTTCATTCCATATGTACATCCAATCTGAATAGTGCTTGTCAATTTGTTGACCACCTATTTCAATGGTTACTTGAGACAATAATTTCAAACCGAGATAGTTAACATATTTTGGAGTATCATCACCAGTACTATATTCACCCAATGAAGGCATTGTGAATTCCATGTATGCTCTGTTGATTAAGTCACCATTTCTGGAAATAGTAGAGTAGACAGTGTTGCCATAATCAGCAGTGCCATTGAGAGTTTGAGCAATTGATTCTACTGCAAAATTAGTATGACGACGATAGACAACTTTGAAGAAGGTTATTTGAGGATTACCGGTTAAATAAACATCCTGTGCTCCGTATGCAACAAGCTGAAGAAGACCACCGCCCATTTATGTTAT